GCGAACTGCAGCACTGACGCGCGGCCCGGTGGCAACGATTTCCCCCGCCCCGGCGGGCTGGTCTGGTAGCTCTTCGCGCGTGTCGTCCGCGGGGAAATAGAACACCCCTGCCCGGCCCTTGAGCCGTGCGAGCATGACGCGCACAGCACGGGCTTGGTCGTCGTCAAGGACGGGGAACTTGGCAGACAGAACCCATAGCCCACCCGGCAGCTCTTGCGTCTGCGTAGTGCGCGTCAGCGGGCTCGTGTGCCGGCTGGTTTTGCCAGTCAAATGCAGCACGCGTTCAGCGGGAGGCACGGCATACGGCCACGCCAGAATCTCAACGTCCGGGTCGAACTCAAACACAGGCATTAGCGACGCCCCGTGCTCATTGCGAATGACCCGCCGCGGTTAGCCAGTGACTGCACGGCTGCGAGTGTTTCCTGCTTGCCCTGCGCGACAGCTGCCCGGATTTTCTCAGTGATAGACGACTCATCAGCACCGCGCGCATCGATGTGCAGCGTCTGCTGAATAACCACCCCGCCACTGCTCGATTGCAGGGCATGGTTCGGCGTGATGTTGCCGCCCTGGCTGCCGGTGAGCAGGTAAGTCTTGCCGCCGCTTTCGAGCGTCTCGGGGCCGTTTTCTGCGACCTCATGCAGCGAGTTCGCACCGACACCACCGCCCATGGCTTTGCCGCCCCCGAACGCCCAATTCATCACCGAGCCGGCAATGTCTGAGAGCGTCCCGCCACCGACCTCGGTGTAGCCCGCAGCAGCGTTTGAGAACATCCCTTTGATTGAGTTCTCGAGCGGCAGCAGCACCCCGTATTTCAGAATCAAATCGGCAACGGACTGCGTCAGAGCTTTGAACCCCGCAGACGCGTTTTTCGTGTCTCGCAGAATGTTCCCGAGCCCGCCCGAAATCGTCGAGGCAGCGTCGTTCGCGCGGTCTTGCATCGCTTGATACGTGGCCGCGGCTTCGATGTTTGCGCCCTTCATCTGCGCAGCTTGCGCGATGATGTCGTCAGTAATGGCAGGGTTCAGGCGTTGAGCTTCACGTAGCTCAGCGATATACAGCGTCAGCGGCGTAGCGCCGATGGCCGCCGCCTCTGCTTTCAAAGTTCGCGCAATGTCCCCCACTTGCTCCGCAGTGTTTGCTGCTGCGCGGCGAGCATTTGCATCCAGCATCTCGGCAAGCTGCTTCGGGTCGTCTTTGTAGCGAACCTGGATGTCGATAATCTGCGCCTCGGCCGCCGTCTTCCCGATTTTCGAGATTTCGACATTGACAGCAGCGAGTTCTTTCGCAAACTCAGACTCTGATTTTTTGGCAAGGATTGTGCGAAGGCGCTCAACCGCCTCTGCCGTTTTGTCAGCAGGGACGTGTGCGTCGTTGAGCTTGTTCGCGAGGTCAGAAAGAGCCTTCTGCGCCTCGGTCTTGCCGAGATTTTCAAGGTCGTAGCCGAGCGACTTCATCTCGTCGTTGAACACTTTGAGGGCTTTGTCTGCCTCCAGCGTGTCAACTTCGATTTTGTATTTCGCCTGTAGCTCAGGCGTTGAGCCTTCGAGATGCTTGAACTTGAACATCTCTGCGTCTTGCGCGCTCATCGTCAGCTTCGCGATATCGTCGCGAATGCGCGTGAGCTCTTTCTCAGCAGCAGAGACTGACTTCGTTGCGGCGGCTCCAGCTCCGCCGCCGATGTTGGCAAGGATTTTGCCGAAGAGGGCCGCCTCTTTCGCGGCTTTGGAAGCAGCGGTAGCAGCCTTGGAGTGCGACTCAGCGCGGAACTTTTCTTCAGCAGCGAGACGTGCGGACGCGTCTTTCACGTCGCTGAAATCGCCTTTGGCCTGCCTCGCCATGATTGCTAAGTCACGGCCGGAGTTCTTGATTTTGTTGTCGTTGAGCGTGAAGTCGTTGACGATTTGAATTTGCGCGTCATACCACTGCTGACGAATCGCTCCGATATCTCCCCCTGTCAGAGCGGCCTTGGTCATCTGCCCCATTCCGGCAATCCCGAGGGCTACCGTCTTGAACGAGCCAGCTGCAAAGTTAGCAGCGCGGGCCGCTGCGTTGATTATTGGCGTCAGGCCGTCGGACAGGATTTTCCCGGTTGATGCAGACTCGTCTCCGGTGCCGAGGATGATGTCCGCTAGGTAACCCAGCTGTGGCGACAGCGTGCCGGCAACGACCATGGCTGTGTTGTTGACGTTCTCGCCGAGGCCGGCGATTTTGTCGCCAAGAGCGTCAGCAGCTTCGAGCATCTCTTGCGTGACGCCACTCGCCTTGTCTGTTGATGCAGCGTAGTTCGCTAAGCTGTCTGCCGCGTCTTTGTAGCCCTTGCCAAGCAGCTCAGTGCCGACACGTGCACGCGTTGCCGGGTCTTCGATGCCCTGCAGAGCGACGGCAATCATCTTCAACGCGTCGACAGGGTCCGCGGACTTCACGGTCTTCAGGTCGAGGCCCATGGCTTTCAGCAGTGCGCCGGTGCCCTTCGAGGTGTCGCCAGTCGCCGCGAGCTGCATGTTCAGCTTCGCCAGAATGCCCCCCATTGGCTCAGCGCTTGCGCCAGTCGCTTGAATAGCGTGCTGCATCTCGTAGAACTTTTCGGCAGTCGTGCCGAACGAAGCTTGTGCATCGAGCGCAGCGCCCGCGGTGTCGAACGCCTGAACGACTTTGCCGACGCCAGCAGACAGAATCGCAGAGACTGCTTCGGCCGCGAGGATGCCCTTGGCTACGCCGGCGAACGAGGAGGTGATGCGCGAGCTAGACCGAGCCGCGGCTTGCGCGGCTCGGTCTAGGCCCTGGATAAATTCCGCACTCTCTGCGGAGAGCGATACGACGAGTTTGCCGAGTGACATTTAGTCCGTTTTGTTTTTGTTTTTCTTGACCACTCTGTCGCCGAACAGCGCGCGCAAAGTCGTTTTCACGTCAACCGGTCCCCTCTGGGGGCGAACGCCGCGCGCTGCTGCGGCGTGCTCTGAGTCTTCTAATTTGAAGAACGCCTGCCACTCCGTGAGCTCGTAACTGTCGAGCTCAGCGAGCATTTGTTTGACTGTTTTGCCGAGCCGCAACGCCAGTTGGAACTGAAACCGGCGGAACGGTCGGCGCCTTAGTTTTTTTCAGCAGTCTCTACAGCCGTGGCACCAAGCCCGCAGAGGCGAATCGCGACTCTGACGATGCGCTCTAGAGCAACCGACGACGCCTTACTCAGCGCCAAAACGTCATCGAGAGAGAAAAGCGGGACGCCACTCTCGTCTACACATGTGTAAACGAGCAGACGGGCCATAGCAGTGCCGTCATCTTTGTCGTCTGAACTACCCACGCCACGAGACCACTCTTCGCGTTTCGAGCCGGTGAACGCTTGCACACGAACAGTGCCGCCCCACTCCGGGACCTGGACGTATTCGAATGGCACGGGGGCGTTCAGGATTTCGGCAGCAGACAAGAGCTTTCGCAGGGTCACGGCATGAGCTACTGGAGTGCGAGGGGTGCGCGATGCGCGGGGGGCTTTTGGTTTTGTCATCGTTTCGATAAAGAAGAAGGGGTGTCTACGTATAGACACCCCTTCTTCATGGCGCAGCATCTACGTGCCGTTCACCACCCCAACCAAGCCGGTCAGTATTCGAGGATTTCGCCGTCGATTTCGAACGTGACGTTCGACTCAATCACGCCGTCAACCGCACCGGAGATTGGGAACGACAGCACGTAGCCTTGCACCTGCCAAAACGTGTCTTCGTCGCTGAACGCTAGCTCGAGCGTCGCGGCTTTGCGAGCCTTGCGAGCAGCACGCAACAGCTCGTGGCCGACGTTGCCGGGGACGTAGTGCACAGTGAACGAAATCTGACCTTCGTCACGGAGCCCCATGCGCTTGTTCTTCGCTTTGCTCGACAGCGTTGTCACGTCGATAACCGAAGCGCTGCCGCTCGGGCCGCTGAACGTCTTGGGATTCAGCGAATAGAACGGGTAGAACGAGGCGGAGGCGCTAGCCAAAGCTTCAGTCACACCGCTCGCGAAAGTGAATGACTGGCCGTTTTCTGCAACAGACGCAACGGTGTAGACGTCAGCCAAGGCGGCAGGGGCAAACAGCTCAACGCGGTCGCCGACAGCGAGCTCGTGTGTCGCAGTGACAGTGATGACACCGTTCGCAGCGCGGGCCGCGGTGCCGGCAAGGGCTTCAGGGGCGCGCACACGCAGCTCAGTGCCTTGCGCTTCAATTTCTTCTTGCAGTTCGTCCATCAAGACTCCGTTTTGTTATTGTTTTTATGAGCCTGGACGCTGCCAGACGTAGTAATCACGACGATGTCGATGCAGTGAATATTCGCCAGCAGGTGGCTCATATCCTTCGCTTTGCAATCGCCCGCCACCTAGCTCAATCAATGAGCGAGCTTCGTCGCTGAGCGCTTCGCCTTCGTCATAACTATCTGTATAGATATCAATCTGCACGAGGCGGCGGTCAGCAGTTCCCGCGCTGTTGAGCGTGCCGTTTGGCTGCACGCCAGCCTTGGTATAGACGGCAAACGGGCGGGCCGTGCCCGCTGGCGCGAGGCCGGGGTAGACGCGCCCGTCAAACAGAGGGGAAAGCAGCGAGAAAATGCGGGATGAAATCGTCATCCTTACGTATAGCAACCAGCTCACAGCGTGAGCTACCCTCCCCTGCATTACTTACCGCCTTACTTATTCCCGTATTTCTTCTCGAGGCGCTTAATCGAAGCCGCCATCTTTTTCTCGAACTCTTTTGCAAGTTCTTCTTTATTCGCTTCGAACGTCGGACGAATAAACGGCTCTGCGGCCTGGTGCTGCGTTCCGAACTCCAAGAATTTCCAGTAAAACGCATCACCCTCGGACTTCACTACGCGACCGTCTTTGAGTTTCTTCTTGCCGTATTTAATACCGACAGTTACAACCTCAACGCCGGGCTTTGAGTTGCGACGGGAGCGCCCGTTCTGCACATTCTCGTTAATGTGTATTGCATCCTGCGTGTCTTGGTCAACCGGAGCAGCAGCGACGAGTTTCTTTTTGAGCAGTGCGCCAGTGCCGCGGAGCGCGGCCTTAATCGGAATTGCAGTGTCAGCGCCTTGCAGCGCTGCGAGGCGCTTCTTGAGCTCCGCGAGGCCCTCCATTTTGATTTTTACGCCAATGCCAGCCATTAATCTAAGCGCCCCAGATAGATATCCAGCGACTCGCGGCGCCCCTCTCCCTCGCGTAACCCCCTGATTTCAAATTGAACCCCCTTGAATTCAACTCTATCCTCCGCGGCAATGTCCTCGGTGTATCGAATAGTTGCTTTCAAATCCCAAACAACTGCGTCTTTGATGCCGCTCTGCGTGCTCTCTTTTGCAGTGCGCTCGTAGACCCGCGCCCAGCGTTTGCTGACGGGCACATAGCTCACTAGCTCAGCACCTGAGCCAGAGCGGGACACGGTGCGACGCAGCACGGTGATGCGGCGGTCGAGAGAGCCAGCGGCAATCACTCGCTCACCTGTTGAGCTTCGAACACGCGGATTTCGGCAAGGTCGGCCTCGGCGGCCTCGATTGCCTCGGCTTCGCTGTAGGGCGTCAGCTCGCCGGTGTGCGGGTCGGCGGGGAGGAATGGGCTGCCGGGTTGGTTTTTGAAAACAATGCCGTCGGCGAGGAGCTGATAGCCGCCGGGGATTAGGGTGTATGTGAAATCCATTAATTTTGTTAGTTGCGTGCTGCTTCGATAAACTCAGGGGCAGGAACAGACGCGCCGTTGACGTAAAAAACTGGCATCGTCCAGCCGGTAGCTTGACCCGAAACGAGCGCAAATGTCTCAGCAGTTAACCAATGCGCTGCCCCGGTGCCATAGTTATAACTAGCAAGTGAGCTTGCGCCCGCGTTATAGAGCGGCGCCGGGGAGGCGAACCAGGTGTCG